TCACGTTTTCGCCTCTGTAGACCGTTGCAGATGTGCCGTATTTTGTGACGTCCCGCGCTTCGCGGCCTCGGCTTCTTCCGGGGTCAAATGGGCAAGATACAGCTCTGTCGTCGTGATGCTGCGATGATTGAGGTGGCGCTGTAAGTCATAGATATTGCCGCCGTTTTTCAGATAGTGGACGGCGAAATAGTGCCGGAGGTGATGGAAGGTGAAGGGGCGGAAATCGCGCTCCTCCTTCTGTGCCGCCTTTTGTGCCGTCTTGATTTGTTCTCGGAACTGCGAAGCGACGTTCCGGTAGAGTTCGCCATTGCCGTGCCAAAAGAGCCAGCGGCCGTTCAAAAAGGCGGGAATCGATGCGAAAACCGCCCACGCCTCGGGTGACAGGCTGATGGTGCGGATCTGGTTTCCCTTGCGCCGAATCGTTAGTTGGCGGCGCTCGTGGTCCAGATCCCGGCGCTCGGCCTTGACCAGCTCGTCCTGGCGGCAGCCTGTCGTGACGGCTGCCTCGATCAGCTTGCGGAAGTTCCCCTTCGCGCGGCCGGCGACAAAGGCGATGTCCTCCGCCTTCGGCAGGACGATGGGATCGCGCTTCTCGCGAAGCCGGCGGAGGCGGGCGAGGGCGGGGTTGCTGTCGTCCGGCCGCCACCCCTCGTCAATGGCGTATTCGATTACGCTGGAAAGTGCCGTGAGGTCGCGCCGGATGGTGGCAACGGTAACCCCCTGGGCGCGGCGGGCGCGGACGATGTCCGCAACGAGCTGCCGGTCGATTTCGTCAAAAAAACGAGGTTTGAGGTGGGGGGCGAGCTGGCCAAGGGAGACCGCGTAGCGCTTGGAGGTTTCTGGCCCTACCTGGTCAACGATATGGATAGACCAGTCGGTGAACACGTCGACATAGGTTTTCCGGTCCTCGCCGAAGCGGGCTAGGCCTACCTCGCGGTCGCGCCACTCCTTTGCGCGGCGCCGCGCAGTCGCCTCATCGCCTGTTCGTAAGCTGCCTCGGAACTCCCGGCCGGCCACTGTGAACCGCGCCCACCAGGTCTTGCCTCGGAGGAACGTGTGCGCTGCCTCGCCATGTGATCGTCGATGGCCTCGCGGTTCCGACACGTCCGGGTCTCCTTGTCTGCGAGCCATTGCCGCAGCTGCACTACGTCGAAGGTCCAGCACTTGAACGGCTTGGCGGCCCCTGGGATCTCCCCGCGCGCTGCGGCGGCCTGCAGCGTGCGCGGGTTTTCGCCGCAGATCAAGGCCGCCTCAGCAACCTTTACGCGCTCCACGGCCGTCCTAGGGGCCTTAGCGGGCATTTTCCGCTCCTGGCATCCCATTGTGCTCGACGCCGTCGAGTAGGCGACCGGCGGCCTTTTTGCCGACAAGGCGCATCTCGAAATTGTTGCTGGTCGCTAGATCGCTGCGGTCGCGACAGATGCGGCCGTCGGGACGCACCAGCGTTCCAGAGCTATCAGCATGCACCCAACCGACTGGAGCAAACGATCCCCACTGCTTGAAAAAGAACGGCACTCCGGCGGCGGCGCACTGGTCGCGGATCCATCGTGGCCAGTTAGGGTGCATCGGCCGCGCGCCGGGGCCGCTTTCGCCGCCGACGATTACCCAATCCAAGAGGTTTTCGCGGCCTGGATAGTCCTCACAGTGGCGCCAGCCGCTAAGCGCATCCTGCCAGCCGCTTCCGACTTTGAGGCGCTTGAGGGTTATGGGCTCCAGTAACGGCTCGGCCGAGACGAATCGCACGGCCGCCGGCGTTGCGAGCAGGTGCGGGATGCGCTCGTCAGCATGGCGCTGATCCTCGGCCGAGACGCCGAGCCAGACGTTCGGCAGAGGCCATTGCCACTGCATGGCCTTGCATTTCCCGTCGTCGGTCCACAGCTCGTCTCGTTCCGTGTCGACCAAGCCCAGGGCCTCGAGAAGCGGTTCGCAGGCGCGCTCGACCTGGCTGCGCCGTGTCTCTCCGCGCCTCTCGGCGGGGATCTCGAAGCCGTCCGGCAGCGTCTGTGAAGGTGCCGGCTGCCAGCGTTCCTCGAACCATGCTCTCATTCGCTCGGCGCGCTTCGTCAGCACCTGAAACGTGTGCTGCGGCGCCAGCGCCATGACGGCGAACACCTGGTCGATCCACTCGTCGGGAATGGACTCGTGGAAGAGGTCCGACATTGAGTTGACGAAATAGACCGTCGGCTTCTTTCGGCGCAGCGGCGCGTGCAGGGTGTCGTCGTCTGCTCGCGCAACCTTGCCGGTCCAGACGGGGTGACCTTTCACCTTCTTCGTCAGGCCGGCGTAATGGGGCGTGCTGCCTTTCCAGACGTGCGGCGTTGCCGCGTTGATCGCCTCGATGCGCGCCGCCATCCTCATGGCGTAGCAGTTGGTGCAGCCCGGCGAGACGATCGAGCAGCCGACGATCGGATTCCAGGTCCGTTCCGTCCATTCGATTTTAGAAGGCCCGCTCATCTCACGCCTCCTTTGCGAGCGCGGCGCGGGCTTCCGAAAGCCACGCATCCGCACGAGAAATGAGGTCTCTGGCGACCTCGTCCGCTTCATCTTCGACCTTGAGTTCGCCATTCACGGAATGGCCCTCTTTGAGGGCGTCTCGGTCATCTTCAATGATCGGTACGGCTCGTCTGATGAGATCGCGCAGCCGCTCGACCTTGCCGCATGGAGGGGCGGCGGGGAGGATCTGACGCAATTCAGTCAGATACATCTCATCAGGTTCGAGCCACTTCTTGATGGCAAAAATGATCTCGTCTTGCTCGTTCAGCACGTCCATAGGGCCGTCATCATCGTTGAGATCGTTCTGACGCTTGATGACGATATTGCAGGCCGCCGTCATCGCAGCCATCCAGATTGCGGCGATATGGTTGTCTGGAATATTGGCCACAACAGGCTCGCGTGCGGCGAGGCGAGTGCGCAGTCCGACTTTTTCCGATGTCGCGTTGAACTTGGCGGGGACCGCAACGTTCAACAGATCGACGCCAACGTCCATCGCGATCAGATCCGCGCAAATCACAACGTCGGCCAGCTCCTCGGCGAGCTGTGCCTTACTCGCGCGCGATCCATTGATGCCGAGCCGTTCGCGCTCCAGCTTCTTGATGACGTTGCACGCCTCGCCGACCTCGCCCGCAAGCTCGTTGCCGCGAAAGGAAAGCGTGATCTGGCTATCGGCATCCCATTCGGCTTGGCGGGCTTTGTTTGCGGATCGGAGATCCCCCAGCACCGACAACTCATTTTGGTTCGGAATTGCATCGCTCATGCTGCCTCCACGATCTCGCGATTGATGTCGGCGACGATGTCGACCAGTTCGCGGCGGAAGCGCGAATAGACCTGATCGAGGATCTGGCGCGGCTCGGCCGCCTGGTCGGCGATCAGCGCCAGCTGCTGGCAGATTGCGTCGAACGAATCGACAAGAGCCTCGGCTGCCGCGACCTGGGGAAGGGCTGGGGAAGTCGCGGCGGCCGAGGCATCCGCCGGGGCGGATTGCAGAAACGGGCTTGGAAGAGGGGGTGTCATGCTGCCTCCCTGAACTGCATGGCGGCGACGATCCGGTAGCGCCGGAAGCACGGCTCGCCCTCGATCGTGATGCGGCCCATCCGCGCGAGCGCGAGAAGGCCGCGGCGCACGGCGCCGGGGATCAACGTCGGCGCCCGGGCGCGGATGTCCTTTGCGGTGAGGGTTTCGCCGGTCGAAAGCACCGCCTCGAGGCGGCGCAGCAGCTCGGTCGTCGAAAGCGAGTCCTGAATCACGGCTGGCGCCTCGCCTGATCGAGCTTGGCGACGCAGCAGACGGCGGCGGACAGCAGCAGCGCGAGAAGCGGCAGCGCCGCCACGACGATGTGAGGGGCCTGTTCGATCATCGCTCGCGCCCCTTCGGCTGGCCGCTCAGGGCGACGCGGATCTCGAACGGCGCGGTGACATAGACGACGATCATCACCGGGCCGCGGCGCATGTCGCCGAACATCACGCCGTGCAGCTGGGCGCGGTCCTGCAGGGTCAGGTTTCGCCACTTGGCCACGTATGCATAGCCGTGCATCAGGCCGCGCGGAGCGCCGGCTTGTGTCCGGCCAACGGCAAATCCGCAGCGCCGCGCCAGCTCCTCGGCCTCGCTGCAGGCGGAGAAGTCGCGGCCGTCGCCGGTGAACTGCCGCGTCCAGGCGACGTGCTTGTTGTCATTGCGGGGGGCGGGCGGCAGGATGGTTCGAGCAGCCGGGTTCAACATGGCGGCAATCCTGACTGGGGGGTGAGATGCCGAATTTCGGGGCGCTGAATGAGACCGTCTATGGGGTGATCGGTGTTGGCCTTGTGGTGAGCGTTTTCGCTCTTCTGATCTGGCTTGGCCGACGAGGCGGGAAAAAAGGTGAAGGGCAGGAGCCGTATCGGCACGTTCGCCCGGCAGATGACGAGCCAGAGCCAGCGGACGCTTGGGCCGTCGCCTCGGAAACCGTCAAAGTGACGTGGGTTGGCAGCGTCAGTTTGGTCGCGTTGGTGGCGAGCACTGTCGGGTATGCGGGTGTGCTCTTCCACGCTGAGACTCTGTTTCAACAAATGGAAGCCCACCTCAGCCTGCTCTGTTGCATTTTGGTTTTCGGGCTTGGCATCGCGCTCGGTCGCAGGCGGACCTACACGATCGTCAGGCGACCGCATCAAGGACCGCAATAGAGCTGTCGTCGAAAGGTCGGGGCGGAAATGAACGCTGCGCGGAGAGTGCTGGCACTGATTTTGATCGGCGGAATTGCCTATGCGCTGAAGCCGCTGGTGCTGCCCGATCAGGCGGAAAACGCGGTCATTTCTGCGGGGGCGGCGGTGGATCCGCAAAGGGCGTTTGATGCGGCTGCGGCGGCCGAAAAACGCTGGCAGGAATTCCGCGCCGGCCGCGCCGCGGAGCCGCCGGATCCCCGAGAGATTGACCGGCTCGATCGTGATCTCGGAGAAATTCCGCTGGATTGGCCGCGGGCCGAAGAGGCCGTCGCGCTGATGCAGCGCCTGCGCGCCGAGCGGCCGGCGATCGACAAGGCCTATTCCGCCGTGCTGAAGGCGCAGCGCGAGCGGACGAAGGCAGAGGTCGAAAAGAGGCTGCTCGGGCAGAGGCGCGATTATGCGCGCAATGCCGAAAGCAGTTTCCTCAATGACGGGCAGGACGCCTACATCTCGGTCGAAGGAGAGGATCTGCGCACCCTGCGCATCCGCTATGTGCTGGTGGGCCGCCCGTTCGTCTTCAGGTTCGAGAATGACCAGAAATTGCGCGAGAGGCTGCGGGACATGGGCTTTACCTAAGTCATCATGACCGACGGCTATGGCGAGGCCTGGAGCCTCAAACCCTAAGCGTTGGCCTGTCCGTAGCTGGTGCGGCACGGCGGTTCTCCCGAGAGTCGTTCGGGAGAGTAGTAACCGAGTTGGTCACTAGTGGTCAATGTAAATTGTGACCGTATCGGTTACTCGCTTAGTGACCGGTTTGGTTTTCGATTTTCACGAGCTTTTTCAATAGCTCTGTTGCTTGTTGCCGCTCCTCGGCAGTGAGGCCGACGTCCTCTTGATCGGTCGGCTTTCGCCATAGTTTTTCAGGGGGGATGCCAAGAGCTTCCGCATAACGGGCCATTTTCTCGACATTCATGCGATTCTGTTCGCGCTCCATGCGATGGATGGACTCGCGTTCGACGCCCATCGCCTCCGCCATCGTTTCTGCGCTGATGCCAAGGTGCTTCCGCCATTCGGTGAGGAACAGCAGGCGGCGCGGAGGGGTTCGTTTTGTGACCATAGTGGTATCATACCTGTGGATAGGTTCCCGGTCACGAACCGTTTTGGTTACATGGTAGTGTTGCCGTCGTGTGACCGAATCGGTTACTCGTCGGGGCATGAGCACGCTTCATCCGCTTCAGCGTTACCGAGAGGCCTCCTGCCCACCCATGTCGCGGGCGGACCTGGCTGACCGATTGGGGGTCAGCCGAGTAGCCGTTCATAGATGGGAAACCGGCGTCAGAAAGGTCGACGTCGATCTTCTGCCGCGCCTTGTCGAGATCACCGGAATTCCAGCCGGCGAGTTGCGGCCGGATCTTGCCGAGCTGTTTGCGGCTCCGCTCGAGGGGGCAGCTCCATGAGGTCAGTTCGCCGCACCTTCCGGTTTTTCGGCGAACAGGTACGGCAATCCTGCCCGAAAGGCCTCGATCTGGCGCAGGGCAGTCTCCAGCGCCGCGAGCGTCATCACCGTTCGCCCCACCACGACGCGCTCGATATCGCCGTCGCCGAGGTTGCGACAGGCGAAATGCGTGATCCTCACGCAGCTTGTTCCAACCAGTTCGATCGGGCCAATGCCCTCGGTGAACGTATCCCCCACGCATGCCGGGTCGATCAGACCAGGCACGCGCTCCCCGCGCGTCGTCGCCCCCATCGCTTCCCCTTACGCACTTCAACTGTGGCCGCGTCGGCTGCGGCTCTGGACCGTGAAGGCCAGTACAGCCCGCAGAGGGTTGCGAAGAAGGTAAGCAATTCGGTTTTTCGAAAGAGCGGGCGACGGGGGCGGCCATTTGAATTTTTCACTCTTCGAGAGGCGAGGAACTTTCAATGACCAAGACGGTAGCCCGTTCCGTTCCGAAGAAGAAATCGGCCGATTGCCGGATCCGGAATCAAAATTGCCGGATCCGGAATCAGATTTCTCCAGCCATGCAAAAAGTGCGGGACTCGTTGCCGCCGCATAAGTCCGCGTACCACCTGCACATTTTGACCGATCAGCCGCTCTCGACCTGCCAAAAAATGCTCACCGGCGGACGCGCTGAAAATCTCGAAATGATCACGGCTTTACTGCGCTCGGAGATGGGGCGCGAGGTGCTGTTCGCGCTGATGGGCGATGCGCAACCGGCGTGGTTCGTGCGCTACTCCAAGCAGCTCGACGTCGAGCGGGCGCGCAAGATGCTGCGCGACCTCGAGCGCACGGCGGCGAGTGTCGGGGAGGATGCGTGATGTTCGACGCCTCCGACGCAATCGTCATTGCCTGCGCCGCTTTTTGCATCGGCATGTTCGCCGGGGTCTGGGTCTATGCCGGCCGGGTCGATCGGCGGGATAGCCGCGACCCGATGGGCGAGCCGTTCGGCGATTTGCCCCATCCGCCGGTGAGCTGGCGCGGCGGCGCCAAGAGGAGCGAGCGCGCTGCCCGCCAGTTGCGGCCATGAGCGAAACGATCTCGAACACGCTCACCCTGCGCGATGCGCCCGGCCCTGACGAGACCGCCCATTGCTGCGAGCGGTGCCAACTCTTGACCCACGAAATGCTGCTGACGACCGGCCCCAACATGGTCGTCGTGCGGGTTTTTGGCGCTGACTCGATGAAAAACGCGGTGCGGATCGGCACATCGGCCGAGCGCGCCATGCGGATCGGCGCCGCCTTCATCCGGGCCGCGCTGCGGCTCGAACCGGGCCTGCGGGCCAAACTCACCGAAGCTGATCGCAAGAACCTAGCGCTGGTTCTGCCGGAAACCGTCCCGACAGGAGACTGCAATGGGATTTGAGAAGCTGACGCGGAGAAATCCGCTCGAATGCTACCCGGCGGCTGTCTCGCACACCTTGATCGGGCGCAGGCAAAATTGCTCGCTCCGGGTTTATCTGCATCCGCGTTTCGCTTCGGAGGCGGATCTCGCCGACGGCGTCTTGCTCGATGCTTATTGGGGTAACGGGGAAGATGCCGGGTTGCTGCGGCTGGAGCCCGCCGAGCAGGGTGAATTCCGGCTGGCCGCGAAGGCGAAGAAAGAGCTGGTGATCGACCTCGGAGTCGTCGATCGCATCCCGCGCGAAAGCTTCGCCAAGGTCAAGGCCGACGCGCGATGCGACGATGGGGCGATCATTGTCACGCTGCCGGCGTGGGCGCATCCGCCCGGCGAGCAACGGCAGGCGGCGAAGTCAACTCAAGCGCCGGTCGAGAAGTCGCCGGCGAAGCCGTCGAAATCTCCGGTTGGAGCCGCGCCGACGCGGTCGCCAGTTGAGCAGAAACAGGTGGCTTCCGAGCCTCCGGCGCCGGCGGCCGGGATGCCGCCGGCCAAAAAAATGGAAGTTGCTGACCTCGCCGACATTTCGTTCCCGTGGCCGAAAGAGCTTGGCGGCATCCGTATTTCGTCCATGGCCGGCCGGGAGCGGATCATCCTCGGTGGCGTCGGCATTCCGTCTGTGGCCGGTGGAGATCGGGTCCTCGCTGGCCGGGGAGGGCATGTCGATTGCTCGCCTCGTGCCGCAAAGCTGGTCGCCCTGCTTGCGAAGGCAGAAGGCAGACCGATCGACGAGGATTTCTGCATCAGGAAGCTGTGGGACGGGGCCACCAAGCCGCCTGGCGTCAGCGCCTTGCTCGATATGATTGTCAGCGACCTGAAGATGCTGAGGGCTATCGGCCTCGAGGTGCGCAAACTGCGCGGTGTCGGCCTGCAGCTCGCGGTGCTGCCATGACCATGCCGCGCGTCACGGTTCATGCCGTCCTGCACCGCGATGACGCGCGCGACAAGGCGGTCCGCGTCTCGCTCTCGGGTGATGATCGCGGCGGCGCCTGGGTCGGCCGCAAGCGGATCCGCGAGATGGTCATCACCGGGCTTCACGTGATGGGGCGGGACACTTGCGGCCAGCGGCGGCGGTTGCCGCGCGTCACGTTCTCGATTCCGTTCTGGCTGGCGAAAGAAACGAGGCTGGTGCGATGACGACGCTGGCCTTTCATCCGCTCGCCGAGATTTTCCCGCTGATTGCCGGCGACGATTTTGATGCGCTGGTCGAAGACGTCCGCGAGCACGGCATTCGCGATCCGATCATCCTGCTGGAAAAGCAGGTGATCGACGGCCGCAACCGTTTTCGCGCGCTGCAGCAGCTGATCGAGACCGGCGAGGTGCTGGGCGATGGCTGGGGGCATCGCCGTGGCCAGGCGCTGACGCCTAGCGCGCTGGAGCCGCCGCAGCTGTGGTTCCACGCCTACAATCGCAGTCTCGACGGCGATCCACTCGCCTGGGTGCTCTCGAAGAACCTCAAGCGTCGGCACCTCAATGAGAGCCAGCGCGCCATGGTCGCGGCCAAGATCGCCAACCTTGGCGTCGGCCGCCCGAAGGTCGGCAATGATCCGGTCGCGCCGCATATTCCGCCAATTGGCGGAATTTCCGCGCGGGCGACGGCGGCGATGCTCAATGTCGGGGCGCGAAGCGTCGAACGTGCGCGTGCCGTACTCAGCGAAGGTGTCGCCGAGCTGCAGCAAGCGGTCGAGCGGGGTGCGATCGCAGTATCTGCCGCCGCCGTGATCGCCCATGCCACGCCGGGCGAACAGGCGGCGATCCTTGAATCCGCCGGCGATAGCGAGAAGCGGATTCTTGCTGCGGCGAAAGAGATCAATGCGCGCCGCCGCCATGCGCGGTTTGCGGAAGTCACGCAGCGGCTTGCCTCGATCTCCGAGGGCTCAAAGCCGCTGCCGACCGGGCAGCAATTTCCGATCATTTATGCGGATCCGGCGACGCGGTTCGTCTCCGGCTTTGGCGATCGCTCGATCGAGAATCATTATCCGACGATGACGCTCGCCGAGTTGTGCGCGCTTCCGGTCTCGGAAATCGCGCTGCCCGATGCCGTGCTGTTCATCTGGACCACGGTCCCGCAGCTCCGCAACACCATGACGATGATCGAGGCGTGGGGCTTTCACTATGTCTCGGCCTGGTGCTGGGACAAGGTCGATCCGGGAAGCGGCTATTGGGGCTTTAGCCAGCACGAGGAATTGCTGATCGCCAAGCGCGGCAAATTTCCTGCGCCGGTGCCCGGAACGCAGCCGCGCTCGCTCTATCGCGAGAAAAAGACCGAGCACAGCGCCAAGCCGGATTGGTTCGCCGAGCAGATCGAGCGGATCTGGCCGGCGCTGCCGAAGATCGAGCTTTTCGCCCGCCGGCCACGGCCTGGCTGGGCGGCCTGGGGCAACCAGGCGGATTCCCAAGCGAAAGCCTCCGTTGGCAACGGTGCGACTGTGCAGGCCGTGCGAGAGCCTGCCGACTGCATGTCGGGAGAGGTGAGTAGGCCTGCCGCTGGGCGGTCAGCGGCTGCAACGTCTGAGCAAATGGACGTGACAGCCGGAGAGACGGCACCTCACTCACCGATTGACGTTCCAGATTTCTTGCCGCGGCGCGGCTCGCCGTGCGCTGCGACGGAGCAGGTCTCATGAGCCTCTACAAGTCGAATAAGCGACAGGTGAACGTACACCTTTCGCCGGAAGATTTCGCGCTGCTCACCAAGCTCGCCGAGCAGGCCGGTGTCACGCCGACGACGTGCGCGAAAAACATCGTGCTCGAGGTGCTGCGCGACGACGCGGCGGCGCACAACAATCAAGGGCAGGAGGTCAATCATGAGGTTGCCTGAATGGCTGCGGCGGCGGCTGCATGAGCGGATCGAGCGGATTGCGTCAAAGCGGGCACCTGACTTTGTCATCGGTGGTCCCGAGGATCCCTACCTCAAACGATGGTGGGTTATCCCGCGCAACCGCTTCTTCAATGTCTACCTGCACCATTTCCTGCGCAGCGACGACGATCGGGCCCTGCATGATCATCCCTGGTGGAATGCCTCGATCCTGATCGTTGGCGGCTATGTCGAGCACACCATCAACGCCGGCGGCGTCAACGTCCGGACCGAATATTCCGCCGGCGCCGTCAAGCTCCGTGGCGCGCGCGCGGCGCACCGGATCGAGCTCGATCGTGGCCCGTGCTGGACCATCTTCATCACCGGGCCGCGACTGCGCGAATGGGGCTTTCATTGCCCGCACGGTTGGCGGCCGTGGCAGCAATTCGTCTCATCGAAAGATGCCGGCGAGGTCGGCCGAGGGTGTGACTGATGTCCGCCGGCCGGCATGCCTGGTCGGACAAGGTCGCGTATGAGCGGCATTCCGACCGCGCCTGTTGGTATTGCGGCCTGATCAAGCGCACGCGGCATGAGGCGATCGGGCCTCGGGAATTTCATTGGGTGGAGTGGTGGCGGAGCGGCGAGCGCATCGAGAGCGTCGCTACGCCTCCCTGTCCAGGCGCTCCGGTTATCGATGGTGGGGTTTCGCAGACGTGAAGGGGGCGGCATGAGCGACGAGGCGGTGCAAGAACTCATAATTGACAGCTTCGCCGGCGGCGGCGGTACTAGCGAGGGCATCAGAGCCGCGCTCGGCCGCGATCCCGACATTGCCATCAACCATGATCGCTTCGCCCTTGCGATGCACCGGATCAATCACCCGGACACGCACCACTTGGTCGAGGACGTCGTCACGCTCGACGCCATCGGCATGTGCGATGGCCGGCCGATCGGCATACTGTGGATGTCGCCGGACTGCAAGGATCACAGCAAGGCGAAGGGCGGGCAGCCGCGCGACAAGAACATCCGCGGCTTGGCCTGGGCGTGTCTCGGCTGGGTCAAAGCCCTGCCCAAATGGCAGCGGCCGCGCGTCGTCTTCCTCGAGAACGTCGAGGAATTCCGGGAGTGGGGGCCGTTGCTGAAGAACGGCAAGCGCTGCCCCGTGCAGAAAGGCGCGATCTTCCAGCAGTTCATCGAGAGCTGGAGGGCGCTCGGATACGACCAGATCGAGTGGCGCGAGCGGCGCGCGTGGTGGAGCGGCGCCGGGACGATCCGCAAGCGGCTCTACGTGATCATGCGGCGCGATGGCGAGCCGATCGATTGGCCGGAGCGGACGCATGGCGATCCGAACGACGCCGACGATGCGAGGAAGATCGCTGCGGGCGTTCTGAAGCCTTGGAAGATCGCGGCGGACAGCATCGACTTCTCGCTGCCGTGCCCCTCGATTTTCGAGACAGCGGCCGAGATCAAAGCCAAATATGGCGTGCGCGCAAACCGGCCGCTGGTGACATCCACCATGGCTCGGCTCGCCAAGGGCACCGTGCGGTACGCCGTCGAGAACAAGCGGCCATTCATCGTGCCAGTGACCCACGGCGGCTCGATCCGCGTCAACAGCGTCGATGAACCGCTCCGCACCATCACCGCGGCACATCGCGGCGAGCATGCGTTGGTGACACCGTTCGTCACCTATGCCCAGCAGGGTGGCGCAAATCGACCCGTGAGCGCACCACTGCACACGATTACCGCTTCTTCAAAAGATCAGAACGCGGTGGTGATGCCATTCGTAACCAAGTTCCAGACCGGCTCTACCGGGCACCGAGCGGACGAGCCACTGCACACGATCACCGCGCACGCCAGCGAGACGCATGGCGGCGGCGCGGCCCCGCTTGGGGTCGTCGCAGCCTTTCTCGCGCAACACACGGCGGGCTCGCACCCCGGCGCGCCGGCCAAGGGCGCGGACGAGCCGCTGTCGACCATCACAACGACCGGCAGCCAGCAAACGCTGGTCGCAGCGCACATGTTGAACCTGCGGGGCTCTGACCGCCGGGACGCCGGCGCCGATGAGCCGCTGCGCACCGTGTCGGCCGCCGGCAACCACGCCGCCACGGTTTATGCGTTTCTCGCCAAATATTACGGCGAGGGGTTGCCGAGCCAGGCGTGCGATGAGCCGCTGCACACTGTCACTGCCAAACCGCGTTTTGGGCTCGTCGAGGTAGAGGCGGCACTGCCACCATTCGGCCCGGAGCATCATGCCCGTGCCCGACAAGTCGCCGACTTCCTGCGCGCGCACGGACATTGGGATGAACGCGAGTTCGTCACCGTGGAGATTAGCGGTTTCACCGTCGTGATCGTCGACATCGGCATGCGGATGCTGACGCCGCGCGAGCGCTTCAATGCGCAGGGCTTCCGGCCGGATTACATCATCGATCGCGGCATCCTCGAGGATGGCGCCGAGATCAAATTCACAGCGGAACAGCAAGGGTACATGTGCGGCAATTCCGTCTGCCCGCCGGAAGCCGAAGCCCTGATCCGCGCCAACTATCGGCCACGCGCAGTCAAACGCCCGAAATCTTTTGAGCTGCGCGAGGCCCCGCTTTTGGAGGCAGCCGAATGAGCATCGAAGCGATGAATTGGGCGCGGCGAATCTATGTTGGCGATTCCCTCGGAAAATCGGTTCTGCGCGCGCTTGCCGACTATGCCGACGAAAATGGGCAATGCTTCCCGTCGCTCGCACGTCTCGCGCTCGATTGTGATCTGTCGATCGACAGCGTCCGCCGCCGTATCAAGGTGCTCGAAGATGCGGGGCTGATCGTCACATTCCGCGCCTGGATGGATGAACACGGCAAGCGCAATCAGGAAGGTCGCGGCCGGGAAACGTCGCGCGATGTCCGGCTGTTGCTGGATGTGGTTCGCACGCGCGCCAGTTCGGAAGAAAGCGATGCCGGCGATGGGCCGAGCGACGAAAGGGAAGTCGCCCCCCTAGCTGGCAGCAAGGGGCCCCTAGCTACTGGCGAGGGTAGCCAGCAGCTAGGGCGGGGTAGCACTCGTGCTAGGGGCGGGGTAGCACTCGTGCCACCCCCTAATGAACCTTCATCTAACCAAGAATCTCCCCCCTTACCCCCCTCCGGGGGGCGAGAGGGCGAATTGTCGGATGAGGGTGAAGATCTGGCCGAGCCGGAGCACTTCGCCGAGATGTGGCAGGGCTATCCGGGCCATGAGGCGATGGATCGGCGCAAATCGCTGGCGGTGTTCATCGGGATGACGCCTGAGGAGCGCCAGCATGCACGATACGCCGCCCCGAAATTTGCGGAAAGTTTGCGTCGGCTTGGCAGGAAGAACGTGCCGAATTGCGAGCGCTGGCTGCGCGATAAGCGTTGGCTCGAGTTTCCTGGTCCGCAGCAGGTGAGATCGCAGCCGGAGCGCCGCTGGATCTCCGTCGGCAGCGTCGAGCATCGCGCGCTCTGTGTTGCGGCGATGGTGGCGGGACATCCGCCGCCGACACTGATCGCGGACCGGGAGCGCGGGCAGGGGCTCTGGCGGCTCCGAGAGGCTTCGCCAGATCTGCTGGCGCTCGCAGCTTTCGCCGATCAGCAGCCGGATGATTGGGAGCTGTACGAGCAGGGAAGTCCGCATTTCGCTGCGTGGCGGGATCTCGTCCAGAGCTGGCTGGGCCGCGCCATCGAACTTCGATCGATGTTCATCGAGCCGCATGATCCCGCGGTTCATGACCTGCCAGTTTTGCACCCGGATTTCCGGCCGCGAAGGCGAGCGCGCGGATTGCGGGCGCCGTGCCTGTGGCCGCCGCGGCGTGATGGCACGTTCGGCAATGCTGATCAGCAAGCAGAGCCTGCGAGATCGGACAACGGAACAATGATTTCGGGAGTGGCGGCGCAATGACGATGATGCTGAAAGTTGGCGATGTGGTGCAGGCCGCCGAGCGGCGCAGGAAGCTCCTCGGCGGCAAGCCAGCCTGGCACCTAGCGCAGACCGAAAGCGGACGTGAAAAGCTCGCGCGGGATCGGCTGCGCGATGCTGGGTATGAGGCCTACTTTCCCATGATGCGCGTTCTCAAGCCGGTGCCGCGTAAACAGCTTTCGCGCAAGCAGCGCCTGCACGGTGCGACGGTGAAGCGGCCACACCTTTCCGCTCTGTTTCCGGGCTATCTGATGGTGCGGTTTGACCAGGCGTGCGGCGGCTGGCACGAGATGTTTGACTTCGCGCATGTCCGTGGACTCGTGGTCACCAACGGCTTGATCCAGCCGATCAGCGATAGTGTTGTGGAGAATCTGCGAGGGAAGGAAGTTGACGGGGCGGTGCCTGGCGACACGTTGGCGGCTATTTTGCAAGTGGGAGACCAGGTAAGAATAAAATGCGGACCATTTTCTTCCTTCGTCGGTGTGGTGGATCGTTTGCCTGCAGCGAAGCTCGAAGAGCTTGACGAATCGATCCGGATACATCTTCTTATCCATCTGTTCGGGGCTGCAAGTTCGGTTGAGTTGGGCCTCGGCGACGTTGAGAAGATCTGACGCTTCCAACCACCGGCGCAGCCACCCTAACAGCCACCCCGGAACCACCCGGATGGCAGCGCATGGAAATAGCCCCGGCGGAAACCGCGCGGGGCTTTCGCTTTTTCAGGGCATAGGTTGTGCGACATTCCTTTTTGGTTTGCCGCTGCCCTCCTTGGGCGTTTCCTCCCTAGACTCGCCGCCGGCAGCAATGTCGGCGGCGCTTTTCCGGTTTCGCCACCGATGGCGTTCGAGGCCCTGCTCTGGGCGTTTGCAAACACAAACTGTCCGCCGACGGAAACGTCGGCGGGTTTCTTCGCCGAGATTGGCAAATGCGCATTGTCGTCAAAGGCACTCTTGCCGAAATCATCGTGCCGATGGTCGAGCTTTCCGGGCCGAAGGCGGCTCGGGCGCTGCGCGAGGGCCTTTACGAGGGCGGCGCCAAGGTTCGCACAAGGGTGCGGCGCGCGCTGAAAGAGCAGACCAACGTCAAGGACTACGGCACGGTCGTCGAGCGCGTGACGGATGCTAAGTCCGGTTTGACCTACATCATCAAAGGTGATCCGAAAGCTGTGCCGATCACCAAGTTTCCGGTCAATTCTGCCGGGTCTGTTACCGCCGAGCCGTGGAACGATGCGAGGACTTTCAAGCGCTCGTTTTTCAAGGGCGGCGAACCTCTCAAGCCGATGGCGCGCACCACATCGAAACGTTTTCCGATCAGGCGATTGTTTGGTCCGTCGATGGCGAAAGAGTTGGTGAAGGACGACTCGCTCAAAGCCTTTGAGGACGGCGTCGGGGTCGACGTGATGCCCGTGATCCTCAAGCGTCTCGATCGGATCGTCGCCGGCTGACGGGTTCCGGGGGTGCGGGAACCGCGGGTCCTTCCCGGGGGCGGGTGCACCGCGCGGACGGAGCAGCCCGAGATTTCGCCAGTAAACCTGCTCTTTTTTCAGGGTTAATAGCCTTAATGGCCGATGATGCAGGCCTTAACAGCCCGCCGACGGTGATGATGACCGTCGCCGAGCTGGCGGAGCGCGATCGGGTATCCCGTCCGGCCATATCGCAGAAGGTCAAGCGCCTCGTCGAGCAGCATGGCTTGGAGGTTTCGCGGGACGATCGCGGTCGCGTCGCCAGGATCAATGTCGCGCAATACGACATGCTGCGCGAGAGGGTTGGCGATCCGTCGAAGGATCAGCGCAAGCCTCGCGAAGCGGAAGGCCCGCCGACCGAGACTAGGAACGACTCCTATGACGAGGCCCTCCGCCTCAAGACCTGGTACGAGGCCGAGCGAAAGCGCCTCGAGTTAGATGAGCAGATCGGCAAGCTGGTGCGCGTCGACGATGTAATGCAGGCGGTTGATACCTGCTCCGCCGCGATCGCCGCCGCCGTTCGAAAGCTGCAGAACGAAACGGATGCGCTGGCGACGGTTGTGGCGCGCGACGGCGTTCACGGGCTGCGCGTTGCGCTCAAGGCGCTCGAAACCAAGATGCTATCGGAGATTTCGACGGCTCTCGATGCGGTCAAGGGTGAGCGCGCGAATGCGGATTGAATGGCGTGACAGATCATCCCTCGGCGTTGAGTTTGATCGCTGGGCGGATGGCGGACGGCACGCGGCCGGCCGAGCCGATGCCGCTGTCGCGCTGGCTGTCCAAAAATCTGGTTCTGGTCGACGGTCCAGCGGCCGGTGATCTTTGGAGCGCCGCGGGCGCGCCGTATCTCGCGGAAATCGCCGATTGCCTCTCCGACGATCATCCGTGCAATTTCGTCACGGTGCGGAAGTCGCAGCAAAGCGGCGCATCGATCCTGGCGCTGGGTTGGTGCCTCTATGTCGCGGCGATGGAGCCGGCGAACATGCTCTATGCGGTGCCCGGCATTGAGGCGCTGCGCGATCTGAACAGCGGAAAGCTTCAGCCGCTTATCGATGCCTGGCAGAAGCATACCGGTCGGACGGTCATCCTGCCGCAAACCGCGCGCTCCGGCGCCGGGTCGACGACATTCGAGAAGGTTTTTGCCGGCGGCCGGCTGTACCTCGGCAACGCTAACGCGGTCATGGACCTCTCGTCCAAGACGATCAAGAAGGGAGTTCGCGACGAATATTCAAAGTGGACCGATATTCCCGGCTACGGCGACCCCGGAAACCTGTTTTTCGGCCGGTTCACTGCCTTTCGGCGGTTCAAGACCTTCAAGATCCTCGACATCTCGACCCCGGAACTCGACACTGGCGATGAAACCGGCGAGACGGAAGGGCATTGCCGGATCGATCGCCGCTTCAAGCTGTCGGATCGGCGGTTCTGGCACTGCAGGTGCCCAGAATGTCGCCAGCTTTTCGTGCACAGCGACGACGGGTTGATTGTCGACGAAGCTCATCCGCATCGCAGCGTCTATGCCTGCGACTGCGGTCATCACCTGACTGAGTCCGAGCGCATACTTGCGATCGACGAGGGGCGCTGGATACCGACCTTTGAGGACGGCGACCATCCAGGCTTCCATATCGACGCGTTCGTCTCGAAAATGATGTCGTATGAGGCGATCGCCGAGGATCGCCTCGCGGCAAAGACCGAGACGGCGCGCAAGGACTACACCAATCTCGTGCTCGGCTTACCGTTCAAGCCGCGCGGCGATGCGCCGGACATTGAAAAGTTGATGCTTCGGCGTGAGGACTGGATGGTGCGCGGTGAGATCCCGCCGCAAGGGCTGATCCTCGTGGCTGCAGCCGACGTGCAGATGCGCGGCATCTGGCTCGAGATCGTGGCCTTCGGTGCCAATCGCGAAAGCTGGCTGGTCGATGCCCGCTATCTCGATGGCGACACCGCCGATCATAAGGGCGAGGTGTGGGAGAGCCTGCGAAAGCATACGATCGATTGCGAGTTTCCTGACGCATTTGGCGGCAAGCGCCGACTTGATGCGATGGCGGTTGACTCCGGCTACCGCCCCAACACGGTTTATGCCTGGGTGCGTCAGCATCAGCGCGCGCACCCCGATACGGGCTACGATTTGATCCTCGCCACCAAAGGCCAGCCGGGCTGGGGCAAGCCGGCGATCGGTCAACCAAAGCTGGTCGATATCGACCTCGGCGGTCGCAAAGTGAAACAGGGCGCGAAGGTCTGGAGCGTCGGGACGTGGCCGCTGAAGGCCGATTTCTATTCTTGTCTACGGCTCGATGGCATCAAGTCTGGGGCCCCTGTCGATCCAGACGGCTACTGCCATTTCGGTGCGTGGGTCGATGAGGTCTATTTCAAGCAGCTCACCGGCGATCGCCTCGAGCCGGTGAAAGTGCACGGCCGCGTTGCCGGCCAGCGTTGGGCGCAGATCAAGGACAACCATTTTCACGACTGCCGGATCTACAACGGCGCGATGGCTGAATATCTCGGCATTTCGCAAATCACGCCCGAGCAGTGGCAGGACCTCGCTCTGCGCCGCGGAATGCCGCCGGAGTTGAGCGCACCAACGCTGTTCTCGCGGACCACTGATCATCGACCGGCTGCTGACATCGCAGACTCGCCTCACCCGATCTCCAGCGAGGTCGATCAGTGGCCGGTCGATGTCGAGCCACGCGATTCAGGGTGGATCGGCCGCGATACCAGCGGATGGTTCAATCGGTAAGTTTGCCGCCGACGCGGCTTGGATGGATCTGCATGTCGTACACGATCGTCGACTACAACAACTTGAAAAAAGCGATCGCTACCGGCGCCAAACGAGTTCGTTTTGGTGCCGGCGATCATGCCCACGAGACGGAATTCCGTTCGCTCGCGGAAATGAAGCAGGTTCTAGCCGATATCGAGGCCGAGTTATTTCCGGCATCGGTGCCGACCCGCACGTCTTTCGTCGCTTTCTCGCGAGGCTGATCGCGCATGAATATCCTTGACCGCGTTGTCGGGTATTTCTCCCCGGTCGCAGGGTTGCGAAGGGCATCAGCGCGGTCCGGCCTCGATGCCATTCGCGCCTATGACGGCGCGATGAGGGGGCGGCGCACCGAGAACTGGCGCGCCAACAATGCGTCGGCGAACGTCACGACAAAGCGGGCGCTGCCAACGCTCCGCGCCCGCTCGCGCGATTGCATTCGCAACACGTGGTGGGGGGCCAGCACGAAGCGCGTCGTCGTATCGCATGCGGTCGGCGCCGGCATCATGCCGAAGCCGGATACTGGCGACAAATCGATCGACAAAGAGGTCAAGGCCGCCTGGCGCAGGTGGGCGAAAAGCTGCGACCGCGAGGGGCAGCTCGATTTCGACGGGCTGATCGCGCTGGCGACCGGCTGCATCGTCGAGTCCGGCGAAGTGCTGGCGCGAATGGTGCCGGTAGGCCAGTCTTCTCCGGACGTGGTCCCTCTCGAACTGCAGTTGCTAGAGCCCGATCATCTGGACGAGTCTCGCGATCAGATGATGCGTTCTGATCGGATCGTCGATCAGGGCATCGAGTACGATGCCGCCGGCAAGCGTACCGGTTATTGGCTGCTGCCGACGCATCCCGGCGCTCGCGGCATCGCCGTGCCGCGAAGTTCTGTTCGCGTGCCTGCGGCCGATATGGTGCACGCCTATCGCAAGGACAGGATCGGGCAGGGGCGCGGGGTTCCGTGGGTCGCACCGGTGCTGCTCAAGGGGCGCGACGTCGCCGACCTCGAGGACGCGATAGTCACAAAGTCGCGCACCGAAGCCTGCCTCTCGGTTTTTGTGCGCTCAAACGATGCGGCGCGCACGCTGGCGGGACAGAGCAAGACGGATCGCGGCGGTCCGAACGGGACGTCCCGCCGGATCGAGACCTTGTCGCCCGGGATGATCAATTATCTTGAGCAGGGCGAGGAAATCCAGTCGGTTGTGCCGTCGTCGTCGGGCCAGTTCGAGAGTGTGCTGATGACGAACTGGCTGGCGCTCGCCGCCGGCGCCGGCATCACCTACGATCAGATGACCGGCGATCTGCGCCGGGCGAATTTTTCTTCGCTTCGGGCCGGCAAGATCGAATTCCGCCGGATGATCGAGCAATTTCAGTGGCACACGATCGTGGCGATGTTTTTGCAGCCGATCTGGGATCGTTGGGTCGAGGTCGCGGTCGACGCCGGCGTGTTGCCGCGCCGGAAGGGCGGATATCCGGTCGAGTGGATCATGCCGGCCAACGAGCCGATTGATCCAATGAAGGATATGCAGGCCGACATCATGGCCGTCCGCAGTGGCCGAATGACCTGGCCGCAGTTTGTTGCGGCATGGGGCTATGACCCCGACGTGCAGCTCGACGAAATCGAGCTTTGGACCAAGGAATTCGATCGGCGCGACGTCGCGCTCGATATCGACGCGCGCCGGCCAGCCAAGGGCGGCTCGATTCAGGTGCATGACAAGGAAGAGGACAATGTCCAGCCAACCCATGACTGATCCCGTTTCGCTCCCGCTGCAGACGCGCGTCAATCCCGTGGAATCGGTTGATGCGCAGGCGCGGAAGGTGGAAGTCGTGTTCACGACCGGCGCCGCCGTGCGCCGGCGTCGGTATACCGGATGGGAAACGTCGGTGCCGTTCGATGAAATCCTGACAGTCTCGCGTGAGGCGGTGAACCTCGAGCGATTGAATGCCGGCGCACCCGCGCTCGACTCGCACTCGATCTGGTCGACGTTTTCGCAGGTCGGCGTGATTGAGTCGGCGCGGATCGATGGTGGCAAAGGCCTTGCGACCATCCGTTTCCCGTCGAAAGGTGTCGACGAGCGCGCCGATCGCATGTTCTCGCTGGTCGCCGAGGGCATCATTCGCAACGTGTCCGTCGGCTACACGCTCAACGAGGTGCGCGTCGAGACCCCGGAAAAGGTCGGCGAGGTCGAAAAGCGGATCGCCACCAGGTGGACGCCGCACGAGATCTCGTTCGTGACGGTTCCGGCCGATGCCGGGGCGCAGGTTCGATCGGCTGACACGATGGATCTCTATCCTTGCATCGTCACCCGCAGCAGCTCGCATGCCGCTGCGCTGGCCCGCATGCGGATGCGTCAGCTCGGGATCTGAATTTTCTTTCATCGTTGAAGCTCGCCGCCTGCGTTCCAGCCGGAGCCGCAGGACCAAGGCTATTTGCTCCGGCCTTCAGAAACAGGGACAACGCGATGCGTATTTCCTTCAAGCTGGCGGCACTTGTCTTGGCTGTTGCCGCGCTCACGGTGCTGGCTTACCCGATCGCTTATGCGTCGGCCGACATTCTCACCACGGCCGTCGATTTCCCGACGGCATTCACGATCGCCGGCCCTCTTGCGGCGATGCGTATCGACCATCAGAATCTGGTCGCCCGCGCCGCGGCGAAGCTCGCCGAGGTGAAAGACGGCCTTTCGGCGGACGCCGTCCGCAAGATCGAAACCGAGCACGCCGACCTTGTGCGGCAGGCCGAAGATCTGGCGAAGAGGATCAAGGACGAAGAGGAGCGCGAATCGCGTGCTCAACCGGCGCCCGCGCCGGCTCCGAACGCCGTCGAGCTGGAGCGGACCCGTTCCTCGGAGATCACGTCGCTCGCGCTGCGCCACGCCATGCCGGTCGATTTCGCCACCCAGCATATCGGCGCCGGCACTTCGATCGATGAAGTGCGCAAGCTCGTTCTCGACGAAGTGGCGAAGCGTTCATCTCAGACCCAGATCAACTCGCGGGTCCAGGTCATCACCGACGAGGGCGATACGATCCGCAGTGCGGTAGAAACCGCCATCGGCCATCGTGCCAATCCTGCATCTGTCAAGATCGAGGGCGACAATCCAGCGCGCGCCTGGCTCGGCATGTCGCTGCTCGAGATGGGGCGTTCCTTCGTCGAAGAAACGACCGGCCAGCGTCTGCGAGGACTCGGCCGTTTCGAACTGGCTGGGCGGCTGCTCGGTCTCGACAGCGGTTTGCGGTCCGGCGGTATGATGTCGACGTCGGATTTCCCGGCGATTCTTGCCAATGTCGTCTCTAAGCGGATGCGCAATGCCTATGAGGTCGCGCCGCAGAACTGGCGTCCGCTCGGTCGCCAGTCGAATGCGCCGGACTTCAAGCAGCGTGCCGTCGTTCAGCTTTCGAACCTGCCCCAGTTCAAGAAGGTCAATGAGGGTGGCGAGTTCCAGTATGCTGGTCTGTCCGAAGGGCAGGAGGTTTACTCGCTCGGCACTTACGGCCGTATCGTCGCGGTGACGCGGCAGACCTTGATCAATGATGACCTCGGTGCCTTCGATCGCCTGCCGACCTTGCTCGGCCGCGCTGCCGCAGAGACCGAGGCCTCGATCTTCTGGGCGATCATCACCGGCAATGCGCAGATGGGTGATAGCAAGGCACTCTTCCACGCCGATCACAAGAACGTCGCCAGCGCCGGCGACGATATCTCGATCGCAACGTTGAACGAGGGTCGGGCGGCGATGCGCAAGCAGCGCGGGCTGGCGAAGAAGGAGGCGGACGCCGAGCCTCTGAACCTTGCGCCGCGTTTCCTGGTGGTCTCGCCCGACAACGAGACGGTCGCGCAGCAATTCCTCGCCGATATCCGTGCGACGGAGTCCGGCAAGGTCAACCCGTTCGCCAACTCGCTCCAGCAGATCACGGAGGCCCGTCTGACCGGCGGTGCCTGGTATCTCTGGGCCGATCCCGCGATGATCGACACCATCGAGTATGCCTGGCTCGAGGGCGAAGAGGGGCTGTTCACCGAGCAGCGTCTCGGCTTCGAGGTGGATGGCCTGGAGGTCAAGGGGCGCATCGACTTCGCGGCCAAGGCCATCGACTGGCGCGGCGTCTACCGCAACCCTGGCAAGTAGCACAACGCTTGAGCGTCCAGCGGCGACGCCGGGCGCTCCATTCCCCTGCAGATTTCATTTAACTGAGGATCATCATGCGCAACTATGTGCAGAAGGGTGACACTGTCACCGTGCTGGCTCCGGCCGATACAGCGTCTGGCGCGGCCGTTCTGGTCGGCGCGATTTTCGGCTTTGCGGTCGCATCGGCGAAATCCGGCGAGCCGCTCGAGCTCAAGACAGTCGGCGTCTTCGATGACGCGAAAAAGGCGGCCGGTGCGGCTTGGTCTGTCGGTGACGCCCTTTACTGGGACGCGACAGAGAAAGAGCTCACGAAGACGGCAACTAACAACAAGCTCGTCGGGGCGGCGTTTGCGGCCGCCGGCACCGCAGCTACGGTCGGCGCCGTCCGCATCGGCTATCCGGTCGTCGTCTGATCCATGTCGATCTTTGCGGCGCTCACTCAGATCTCGAGTGCGACCCTGACTGTGGTGATGGGTGAGCGCCTGCTCTTTAAGCCGATGCTGCCTGGGCGAAATAAGGCATCGATCGACGATCCTGATCGGCCGCAGCTAGAGGTCGCTGGGGCCTATCGCGAGATCGTCAAACGAACCAAGATCGACGTTTCCGCCGTCGGCCGCGAGCTCAATCGCGAGGTGCTGGCGCCCGTGCTGACGTTCAGCGTCGACAACGCGCTGCTCGGCACAAGTGCCTTTCGGGCGGGTGACCGGATCGTGCGGCTCGACCTGCCGGATGAACCCGTCATGGAGATCTCCGCTGTCGAACCGGATGGCGGCAGTCGCACGATCTTCACTGTCGTGAGGGTTTCTGCATGAGCCTGATGCCTGCCGCGCTGCGCATCATAACCAGCAAGGCCCTTGAGGGGACCACAAGCGCAGGCGAGCGCATTTTCGAGAGCGTCGTCGATCCGCGAGATCTCCTGAAAGACAAGGCTCTGCCCGTTGTGGTGATCTACACCGACAAGGGCAGTCGCAAGGTGATCGGCCGAGACAATCTGTCCGGAGAGCATTCGATCATGCTGTCGATCGAGATGTTCGTCGCCAAGGCCACGCTGGTCAAGATCAAGGCCGAGGACGGGAAGGAAGAGGACGGGTTCGAGATCGAGTATCCTGCAACCGACGCCGGGCTCGAAAATCGGTTGTGGCGGCTGGCTTTCGAAGTCGAGTCGGTTCTGACAGGCGGCGCTGGCGCTTGGTCGGAGCTGTGGCGCGAAATTGTGGTGGGGATCAAAGGCGTCGATTGGGATCGTGGCGCCGATTCCAAGGCCGGGCAGCGGTTCAATTTCCTCAGGCTGCAATATGAGGTCAATGTCCTTGCTGACGTCGTGCGCGGCGAGGACCTTCCGGCCGGTCTTTTCTGGTCGAAATTCCTGGCGGCGATGGATGCCGATCAAGATCTCGACGATCTGAGCCGGGATTGGCGGGCCTTGCTGACGACGCCGTCGCTGCCGCAGTGGCGCGCTGCAATGGCGGCGCTCGGGCTCACCATGGATGAGCTGAAGGGCATCGGTCTTGCGCCGATGAATTGGCACGTCGAGTCGCCATCTGATGAGGCGGCGAAACTTGCCGACATCAACATCGAGCTCAAGGACTGAGATCGAAATGGCGACTGTCGAGGACCATTTCGCGGCCGTCTATCGCCGCTTGATCGAGCTCGAGCAACGCTTGGACAAGATGGTGCGCCACGGGACTGTGGTCGACATCGATCCGAAAAAGCACTTGGTCCGCCTGAAGGTCGGCGGCAGCGATGATGAGCCGCTGAAGTCGCCGTGGGTGCCGTATGCGCAGATTGCTGGGGCGCTGAAAATTCATTCGATGCCGTCGTTCGGGCAGACGATGACGCTGATTTGTCCGACCGGAGATTTCCGCCAGGCGGTGGCAATTCCGCTAACGTGGTCCAATGAGAATCCATCGCCGTCGGACAAGCCCGATGAGCATGTCCTGACGTTCGGTGACGTGCGGGTGACGCTCAAAAAGGACGATCTCGAGATCAAGGTCGGCAACGCGTGCTTCTCCATATCCAAGGAAGAGGCATTCGCGGCGGTCGGTGACAACCGGCTCGGCGTGTTCTCCGGCGGCGTTTATTCGGTGAAGGCAACCAGGCTCGGCCTCGATAACGAAGGTGAGAAAAACGACACCTTCCCCAAGGCAGTTACGGACGCTGGTCCGTCCAAACAGGTTCAGGCGAAGGTTTAGCAATGGGCGGCATTGATCGCGTCACGGGGCGGCCGCTCGACGGCTGGCCGCACGTTGTCCAGTCATTGCAGGTGATTTTCACGACGTCATTCGGATCGCGCATCATGCGCCGCCATTTCGGCAGTCAGGTCCCGTCATTGCTCGGCGAGAACATCGGGGTGCCGACCGTCATGCGCTTCGTCTCGGCGCTTGTCGTTGCAACCGAGCTGTGGGAGCCGCGTTTCAAGGTGGCAAAAGTCGATTTTGGCAGAAACTCCCCGGAGGATCTGCGGTCGGGAAAACTGGCGCTCACCATTCGCGGGCAGTACCGCCCGCGCGGTCATCTTGGCGATTTCACGCCGGAGCCCGGCGAGCGGACGCTGACCGTCGGCCTTGGCTCCTCAAGCTCTATCGAGGTGCGCTGATGATTACCGCGCCGACGACGATCGATCTTTCGCGCGTGCCGCCGCCGAACGCGATCGAGCCGCTCGATTATGAGGCGCTGTTCGCCGCCTTCGTCAGCCGCTTCAAGGCGGCCTGGGAGCGCATGCGGGCGGTCGATCCGACGCTGCCGGCCTACGACGTGGAGATGCTGGAAACCGATCCGGCGATGATCACCGGCGAGGCGTGGAGTTATCTGCGCCTGCGCGACCGGGCACGCGTCAATGACGCCGTGCGGGCCGTGCTGGCGCCGCTGGCGCGTGGCACCAATCTCGACAACGTTGCGGCACGTGTGAACATCGAGCGGCTGGTCGTGATCCCGGCGACGGCGAACTCGCCGGCGGTGATGGAAAGCGATACGCAGCTCCTGCGCCGTTACCTGATGGCCTTCGATCGGCCGTCGGCCGGCTCGCGCGACCGTTATCTCTTTGAGGCGTTTAGCGCTTGGCCGGGAATGCTGGACGCGGCAGTGATTGGCCGCGCGGTCCACGGCCGCCGCGGCGACACCGACATTGTGATCATCGGCCCGGGCGGCGCGCTGCCGACTACCGAGCAGGTGCGGGCAGTGCGTGACGCGGTGACGGCGACGGACGTCAAGCCGGAGGCGACCGCAGTGACGGTGATCCCGGCCGTGCGGACGACCTATAGCGTCTCGCTGGTGCTGACGCTGCCGCAGGGGCCCGATCCGAGCGTCGTGATTGTCGACGCGCGGGCGCGGGTTGATGCCGCGATCGCGCAGCGGACGCTGATCGGCGCCGAAGCGCCGGTGTGGGCCATCGCCGGGGCCGCCTACGGCGACAACGTCATTCGGGTGCGGGTGATCGCGCCGGAGGCCGATATCCCGGCTGATCCCTATGCGGTGCCGGTGTGCACCGGCGTCACGATAACGGCAGAGGTGCAGGGATGACCAGGTGCGAACTTTTGGACTGGAGCCGTCGACTTGCATGTGAGTTGCTCGGCACAGCAGATGTTCTGGTCACCGATCCGATGTTCGTCGCTTGCGAGGCCGCAGTTTTCGCGTTCGATAAGGCGATTTCCTCGCCGGAGCCTGTGTTTGTGATTACGCATGTGATCGATGCGTTGTTGCCAACCGCCACCCATATCGAACGCGGCATGGCGATTGGAATCGCATTGATGCTGCGAGTTACCTCAAATGGCTCCCACATGGCTGAGCATCCTTGCTTCTCGCCGAGTTACGGCGAGGTAGCTATTGCGTTTGAAAAGGCTCAAGAGGACTGGTCCGGAGCGTTGCTCCGCAAATGACAACCGCCGCCAACTTGCTCCCGCGCAACCTGGCGCCGTTCGAGATTGCGCTCGGGGAGGCGATGACCGACGAGCTGCCGGTACCGATCCGGGTGATCGTCGACCCGGCCGAGACGCCGGAAGAGTTTCTGCCGTTTCTGGCTGCGCACGAAAGCGTCGATCTGTGGTTTGACGACTGGTCGACTGACCGCAAGCGCGAGATGGTCGGCGAAGCGCCGGTTCTGGCGACGCTGAAAGGCACGCGGGACGGCTCAACCCGGTTCCTGTCCTATGTCGACGGCACGTTGCTCGACGTCATCGCGCACCCGACGCGGTTCGTGATGGGGCGGGCCATTCTCGGCCGCACGCCGATCGGCCACCCGGCCTTCGTCGCGCGCTACCTCGTGCATATCGAAACATTCGCGCCAAAGCGGTCGTTCGTGATGGGGCGCGGCGTCATCGGCCGCGCACGGCTGAAAACGCCGAGTCGCGAGAAATTCCAGCGAGTTCTGATTTCGCTCCGGGTGGCGAAGGCGCCGGAAACCGAGATCCGCGTCGACTTCCGCCACAAGCGGATGCTGACGCTCACCGACGCGCCGCCGCTCGATGCCGGCTTCTACCTTGGTCAGTACCTCGACCGCTCAAAACTCTGAGGTCTCAATGTCCAAAGCTGTAATTTTCAACGAGGATGAGGTCTCCGAGGCGACCGACTTCTCGAACATCGGCGCTTTTGCCCGGCAGGACGCGCAGGCGATCATCGGTGGCGCGATTGCCTATCCGCACCACTGGTCGCGGTTCACAATCTCGCAGCCGAGCGCCGTGACGCTGCGGATCAATCCCGGCACGCTGTTTGTCGATGATCGCGCATACACGTCTGGCGAGGCGATCGACCTCAACCTGCAGCAGTGGCTTCCGCTCGTCACCGGCGACCGGAAATGGATCGCGCTGCTGGTGCGCGGCTTTGAGGAGACGGTCCACGACAATCGCCTGATCGAGACCGACGTCGACACCGGCGAGACGGTGCTGCAGGCGGTGCCGAAAACCAGTGCGCTGCGCATTCAGATCGTGGTGCAGGACGGCCTGCCGTCGCCCGGACCGATCAAGCCCAGCGTGCCTGGCGATCAGTGCTGTCTTGCCTTCGTCGAACTTTCGACGATCGGCATCGGCACCATCGAGCCGGGCGAGACGTGGCGGCTGAAGACGCTGTATGAGATCGAGGGCCGCGTCACCCAGCTCGAAGGCGACATGACCGACATTCGCCAGCGCACGGCCCAGCTCGAGACGGACGTCGCGTTCATCACCAACCAGTTGCGCCTGATCCCGCGGCCCGAGATCGTCGAGGAGATGAAGCGCGACATTGCCGCGATGCGACGCGATGCAGCGGTTCCCGACGAGACGCGCTCCTACTGGTACGATCCGTGCCTGATCAAGAAGGATTGGGATGATCAGCACCCGAGCTGGCTGGCCCGCATTCGCGAGGGCGGCCGGCATGCCTATGCGCAGATTGTCGACAGCCAGCTTTCGCTACTGAACCCCGCCGATCCCAAGCTGCGCATTACCGACAAGATGGTCCTGCCGAAGTGGCAGGAAGTCACGCGCATTGCCGTCGAAGGGAATGACGGCTCGGAGGACATCTCTCAGGTCGTCCATACCGAGATCGAAGCAATTCAGAACACGATCTCGCGGAGCTCGATCTCTTACGGCCCATCGGTTTCGGTGTGCGAAAACAACAAAGAATGGATCAACATCGGCAAGGTCCATCCCGGCGAAACGTTCAATGTGAACGGTGTCGAGTACGTTTCGGCTGGCCTGTCCAAGGAAACCAGCATTCAGTACATGCATGAGGACCGCATCGTCGATGCGGCTGCGTGGAATGCCGATCCGCAGTCGGAAGGTCACAAGAGCTATACCGTTCAGCAGGTCATCCGCGAGAGTTGGACCGAGACCTATTGGACCTACATCACGCACAAGTTCGGCCTCAATGGCGCAATCTTCGGTCAAACGCTGCTGAACTCGCAGCAGATGATCATGACCTCGATCGACCTCTATTTCACCCGCGTTGGCTCGACTGGCGACGTCCATCTGTTGTTCTGCGAGGTCGACTCTGGCGGGCGGCCGCAATTCAAGAACGTCATCGCGTCGACGACGCTGACCAAATCTCAGCTCAAGACCGGTTGGGTCCGTTTCCCGTTCACGCCGACACTGCTGACCGCCGGGCGCCGATATGCCTGGTTCACGGTGACGGTCGGCAACCATGCGCTCGCATATGTGAGGGACAACAAATTCGCGCAGGGCTCGAAGTTCGTCTGCACGGACGGCGCATGGGCGCAGGGTAGCACGACCGAGGATTTCGCCTTCCGCATCAACGCGGCGCAGTTCGATAGCCCGCTGACGGTTGTTGAGTTCTCGCCGCTGACCTGTCCTCTCGGCATGACCGAGATCCAGTTGCTTTACAGCGGCTGGGAGGCGCCGGGCACTGCGCTGAACTGGGAAATCAAGCCGGTCGGCACCGACAAGTGGCTGCCGCTCAATCCATCGCCGACCCTTGATCAAAGCCCGCTCTACGGCCAGCCGGCGCTGGCCCAGCTTCGTTGCTCCTTCATCGGAACGACGGACCTGCAGCCGGCGCTCTTGCTCGACAGCACCGCGCGCAGCGCCGCGATGCGAATGCGCTCCGACATGACGGCGATCTCGAAGGTGCGGAGCTGGAGCTTCAACACAACGCAGATCGTGACGCAGACCGTCGTCGACAGCTTCTATCCCGACAACAACACCTTCCAAAACAAGGTGATGATCGGAACGACGGAATATTCGCCCGATGCAACGACGGTGACGGTCGATCGCGACAAGCCGAGCCGCCGCACCTACCGCTCCGTGTTCACGGTGCCGTCGACAAATAATGCGCGGTACATCGGCAAATCGACAACCGACAACGTTTGCCTGCAGCCGTTCATCCAGAACGCGGCGATGTACGCGATCTAAACAGGGAGATGCACCATGGCGGAAAGTCCGTCTGCGCCGGCCTATGAGCCGGCACTGCAATACGACGTCGTGCTCAAGGCGCCGGTGACGATCAGCGGCTTGAAGTTCTTGCCGCTCGATCAGCACGAGATGAGCGGCGCATTTCTCAATCGTATCGTTGCGGAGCATCCGGATGCCGTCGAATCTGCCGTCGCCCGATAACGACTACGCCGCGCCGCCGAACATGCCGCTGAACAAGGCGGCATGGGATGCCTTCGCCGTGAGCTGCGGCGAGCGCCTGCGCGAGCTCGAAGCGCAGCGGGCGGAGTTTCAGGCGCTGATCGACGCCGGCACCGGGCAGGCGCTGGCGGTTATTCAAGAAAATGTGAGCCCGCACGTTGCCGCGATCACGGCGCAGATCGAGACCCTGCAGATCCTGATCGCGTTGGCCGAGGACAAGATCGCGGCCATTATTGGTGGCGGCGTCGGGGCCGATCAGGTGTCGGAGACCGCGACGCGGGTGTTCTTGACGCCGGAACAGCGGGCGCTGATCGGGCCCATGGCCGAGGCGCTGCTGACAGCGGTGCGTGGGCCAGTGACGGCGACGGACGGCAACATTCCGCTGTTCGATGGCAGTCCGTACAAGGTCAAGGATAGCGGCCGCTCGATCTCGACGATCGGCTCGCTGGCGCGCTCGGCGCGCACGGCCAACACCGCGCTCGCCAAGGCCGACAACGGCACGCTGATCGACATCACGTCGGGGACCTTCACGCAGACCTTTGCCGCGGCGGCCGGTCTCGGTGACGGCTGGCACTGCCATATCCGCAATTCCGGCAGCGGCGACATCACGCTCGATCCGGACGGTGCGGAGACGATCGACGGCCTCGCCTCGTTCATCATGTATCCCGGCGAGTGCCGGCTGATCATGTGCACCGGCGCGGCGTTTCACAGCGTCGTCGTCAACGCGTTCTTCAAGACGTTCACAGCGTCCGGAAACTTCGTGAAGCCGCCGGGCTACGGTGGGTTTGGTGGGATGGCCTGGGGTGGCGGTGGCGGTGGTGGAAGTGGCGGCGGAAGCCGAGGCGGTGGTGGGGGTGGCGGCTCTGGCCTTCCGTTCGAGATCGGTCATGCAGTGTTTGGTTCCGCTGGAACGTCTACTCCGGTGCAAATCGGATCTGGCGGTGCGGGGGCCAGCAGCGGTGCTGCCGGTGGTAGCGGCGGTACCACGACACTTGGATCGATAATTTCTGTTTTTGGTGGTGGCGGCGCCGGCACCGGCCCCACCGCCGGCGGCGGTGGCGGTGGCATCTTCTCATCGGGAGCCACCAATGGCGTTGGTGGTGGTCCTTTTGGTGGCGTGAGCGGAACGCCGCAAAGCATTTACGGTGGCGGCTATCTCGGTGCGGCATCTGTTCTTGGTGGTGGTGGTGGTGGTAGCACGAGTAGCGACGCGACTGCGGGCGGACTGTCTGTCTTCGGTGGTGGCGGTGGCGGCGGCGCCGGTAGCTCGATGTTTGCTGGCGGGGCATCTTCGATCGGCGGAAAGGGCGGTTCCGGCAAGGACGCCACGAATGGCGAAGATGGCTACGCCCCAGCCGGTGGCGGTGGCGCGACGAGGGCAGGAGCCAAAGGCGGCGACGGTGCTCGCGGCGAGCTGCGCATTTGGGGGATCATCTGATGACCGCTCACGTGAACATGGCCGTCATCAAGGATGGCGTCGTCGTCAATGTCATCGTTGCCGAACCGGGCTTTACGTTGCCGGGGCATACGCTGGTCGAGGCCGGCTCCGCGTCGATCGGCTGGACGTGGGACGGCGAGGAGTTTTCGCCGCCGCCGACCGAGCCGCTGCCGGTGCCGCAGGAGGTGTCGCGCCGCCAGCTCCTGACTGGTCTTGCGCTGGTCGGCTGGATCACCGAGCAGGAGGCGATGGACGCGCTGGCGACCGGCGCGCGGCCGGCGTCGGTCGACCTGCTGATCAGCCAGTTGCCGGAAGCCGAGCAATTCCCGGCCACGATGAAATGGATCGGCTTCTCGGTCGCCTATCGCAACGACGCGATGGTCCTCGCGCTGGCCGATCTTGAAGGCAAGTCGCCGGCCGAGGTCGATGACTTCTTCCGGCTCTGTGCGGGCATCGAATAGAGGTGGCCACGATGACGTTTGCAGAAGAAATGGCGCAGGCGCATGCGGATTATGCGAGCAAGGTTCTACCTGGCTTCGACGAGGCGATCGAAAAGGCCCGGCGGGACCTCAAAAATTCGATGGAAGGCCTCGGCCAATCGTGTGGCCGCCCTCAGCTTCGCGCCGCAGAATCTGATTGACCAAGTTGCCGTACAGAACGGTAGGAGCTTCAGGATCTGTAGGATGAAGGCGCGAGGTCAATCCGTCGATCTCGCGAATGGCGTCTTTTCGGTCTAGTGCGCCTCGTTTCTCCAGGGCAATCACGACCGCTGCAACGGTTGCCGCAGAGGCGAAGTGGGCATTTTTGATACCTTGCCCGACTGGTTTCATTTCTTCGAGATGGGTTTCGAGCACCTTGCCCATTGCGCCGATGATTTCGCTAAGGCGCCGGACCTCCATCTCCAACTTCGTAATTTCGCCGCTCGACATTCTTCCTCCTCCCGGTTTTCGGGGGAGCGTAGCTATCGGGATTTGAAGAGTCCATGACCACCCATCTCGACCTTTCCGCCGCGAACAACGCGACGTGGACCTCAGACGAGATCCCGCTGCGCGATGCCGCCGGCGCTGTGCTCGCGATGCCGGAAGGCGTCAAGGTGCGGATGCAACTGCGGCAACCGGCCGACAGCGTCAACGTCGCCCTCGACCTCTCGATCGGCAACGGCCTTTCCTTCGTCGACCAGGAAGCCGCAATCATCAGGGTCGAAGTTTCCGCCACACGGATGCGCGACATCGCGCCCGCCGCCTACGCCTACGACATTATCGTCGAACAGCCGACCGGCCGTGTGATCCGCGCGGTCGAAGGCACCGTCACCATCGCCCAGGGCGTCACGCGATAGCCCTTTCGTAACTACCCCAAGCCCCTCGAGCACCGCCCATTTCGGGCGGCGTTTTTGTTTGGAGAAGCAGCAAATGACTGAACCGGTTTTTGGCCTGACTTTTATGCGCGACGACAACGAGCCGCGTCCGGTCGTTGCCAGCGATATGAGCGTCGTCGGCCTCGTCGGCACGGCGCCCGATGCCGATGAGGCGAAATTTCCGCTCGATCAGCCTGTCCTCATGTTCTCGTCGGACCGGGCATCGCTGACCGCTCTCGGCACGACCGGCACCATCCCCGATGCCATTCGCCTGCTGAACCTGCAGCTCGGCGATAACCAAATCTCGGCCAAGGTTGTCGTCGTCCGCATCGCTGAGGGTGATGATGATCTGGAGACGATCGCGAACATTCTTGGCGACGAGGGGGCCGGTTCCGGCCTCTATGCCCTGCTGCGCGCCGGCCCGGATCTTGGCGCAATTCCGCGGCTGCTCGGCGTGCCGGATTATACCCACCAGCTTGTCGCCGGTATCGGCGACGTGATGATCGTCGGCGGCGAGGATTATGCAACGGCGCCGACCGCGACAATCACCGGCGGCTCCCCGGTGCGGCCGGCCGTGGTCGACAAGGTAACCGTGCAGGGTGGGAAGGTGACCGCGATTTCGTTCACCGATCGCGGCCTATACCTTTCCTCTCCGACGATCACCTTTGCGGGCGGCGGCGGCAGCGGAGCGTCGGCAACCGTCACGCTCGAGCAGACGGGCAATGCCGTCTGTGCGGCGCTGGCCGGCATCACCACGAAACTGAGTGCTCACGCCGTTGTCGAAGGACCCGGCACGACCTCAATCGCAATCAAGAACTGGCGCGAGGGTATGCAGTCGCCGCGGCTCATTCCGATCGATGCCCGCGTCAAGGTGGCGAAGGGCGCCGGTGTTGCCGTGGTCTCGGGCGTCGGGGCGGTGCTCGGCATCGCGGTGCGCCGTGATCACGAATTCCGCGGCGTGCCGAGCCGTTCATGGGCCAATCAGCCGATTCACGGCATCATCGGCCCCGCCCGCTCCGTCGCGTTTTCGCTGGTCGACGGTGCAACCGAAGGGCAGGACCTGCTGGCGGCCAATGTCGGCATTCTGGTCCGCGGCGAGCTCGGCGTGGAATCGGCAATCGCCAATTCCGGTTTTGTGTTCATCGGCACCGACAACGCCGCCGATGATCCGGTCTGGCAGTTCTACAACGTCACCCGCATGCGCGACTATATCGAGCTCGGGTTCATGCGGACGCTGCGCTTCTACCTTGGCCGCTACAATATCACCGGCCATGCGATCCAGGCGGTTCTGAACACGATGGGCTTCAACCTTCGTGATCTCCGCGCCGACAATCACATCCTCGGCTATCGCGTCGGGTTCGAGCCCGACAAGAACTCGCCGGAAAATCTCCGGCTGGGCCGCTTCCGCTGCTACTTCATGGCCGAGGAGGCGCCGGTCCTGCGCCGCATCGATGTCGACAGTCGCCGCTATCGTCCGGCTCTCGACCGTCTCGTGCAGGATCTCATGTCGCAGATCGGCGAGATTTCCGGCTGACGCACGGCCGTTCGCAGCATCTCACCCCATTTTCCATTTTTCGATTTAAGGAGACCGTCCAATGGCTGGAGCGGGCACTGTCTACATGATGACTGCCGCAAACCTGTTTTGCGGGGATCACGATCCGACGAAATCGAAGCACCTCACGCTCGACGAGCTCACCTTGCCGGCGCTTGAGGAGAACTATTCGGAGCATCACCCTGGCGGCGCTCCTGTCGGCGTCGAGTTCAGCGTCGGCATCAAGAAATTCGAGTCGAGTTTCAAGCTGAAGGGCGAGCATCCGGACCTGTTGACCGAATTCGGGCTCGGCAGCAAGGTCCGCAACCCGTTCACCGCTTATGGCGTGGTCAAGGACACCCGGACAGGGCGCCAGTTCGAGTCGAAAGCGATCATCGAGGCGCGGCTCGGCGTGATCCGCCCCGACGCATTCAAACGCGGCGAGCACCGCGGGCACGACTATGCGCTCAACGAGATCATGCACCTTGAATATTACTTCGACGGCGCCGAGAAGCTGTTCTGGGATTTTTTCACCAACACCTGGCGCGTCAATGGGCTCGATCAGAACGCGGACGATAACCGGCTTCTCCGGATCTCCGGCTAAGCCGCTTTAGTCCCTGTTGCACCCCCGCAGATAAGTTTCGCGACCAATTCCAGTGAGCGCAGCAATGGATGACATGCCTGTAGCGGCCGCCGAGCGGCCGCAATTCGTCGACGCCGCCAGGCGGATCAAGGTCGAGGTTCTCGACTATCCGGTGACCTATGCCGGAAAGACTTACGACCGGATCGAGATCCGCCGACTCACTGCCGCCGAGGTCGCGGCGACCGTGGAGGAGATCAGGAAGCAGGCGGAGGAAGATCCGAACGGTAACCTCCATTTCCCGATGTATTTCGACGTGGATGGCCAGCCGGTGCCGCAAGCCCTGCTCGACGGTCTCGATGACGACGACGCGAGCCGCATTCAGGCGACGGTGAATGATTTTTTGCCCCGCCGGTTCCGTGGGAGCGGGGAGGAGTAAGGTTCTCCCCTTTGCGGTGGCGCAACTACCGGGCGTTCGTCGGCAAAACGCTTGGCTGGTCGATCATCGAGATTATGCAGATGCCTTGGGATGATTTCCTTCTCGAGGTGATCGAGGCGCATAGGCTGACGGACGGATAGCGCATGGCGACCAAGCAATCGACGCTGCAGATCAAGCTGATCGACGACGTGTCCGGGCCGGCCGGCAAGGTCGCGAAGGCGCTCAAGGCGGCGGAGGCGCAAGTCAAAGCACTTGCGTCCTCCGGCGTCTCGAACCGGCTGGGCCAGCAGCTCACGCGCATCGGTGCCAGCGCTGCCGACATTCAAAAGGTTGGCGACGCCTGGAAGAAATATGCCGCCGATCAGAAGCTCGCCGCCAATGCCAGCGAGTGGACCAAGGGGCAGATCGCCAAGGTCCGGATGTGGGAAAATGCGACGATCGCATCCGTCCGGAATGTGATACGGGCCGAGCAGCAACTGGAGCGTCAGGCCGCGCGCGTTGCGGCGGCCAGGAATAAGGCGTCCGGTGGACATGCCGGCGCTGGCATTCTCGGCCTGGCGGCTGCGCATCACGGCAAGCGTGCGGCGGCCAGCGTCCTGCATGCCTATCGCGAGTTCGACGATCTGGTGCGCTACCAGCGGGCGGTGCTCGGGGTCTCGGCTGAAGCTCAGAAGCCGCTGGTTGATCAGGCGATCCATCTCGGCGCGACGACCAAATTCAACGATCTGCAGGTGCTGCACGCGCAGCTCGACCTGATCCAGCGTGGCATCAAGCAGGACGTTGTCATTCCGATCACCGAGGCCGCCGCTAATTTCGCCATGGCGCTCGGTACCGATCTGCCGACTGCCGCCAAGACCCTCGAGGGCATCCTGTTCTCGACCGGCAAGCATATGCACGACGGCCCGGCGGCGATCGCGGCCGCCAACAAGGCGGCGAGCTTTGCGACCAAGCTGGCGAAGATCGGCGGCCTCGACGAGGAGGATGTCCGTCAGTTCTTCAAATATGGCGGTCCATCGGCATCGGTCGCGGGGCTTTCGGATGAGACGATGGGCGCGGTTGCGGCGATCCTGCGCCGTTCCAACATCCGCGGCGACGAGGCGGGCGTGGCGATGCGCGCGTTTTCCAGCCGCCTCGTCTCGCCGACCGCCAAGGGCATGGACGCTCTGGGGACGATGGGGATCGATTACAACAAATTCTCGAAGATGCCCGGTGGCCTCAGCGTCGAGAACCTTGAAACCAAGTTCAAGCGGGACTTCGGCAAGAGCTTGACGGCCGCGCAGCGAAGCCGCCTCGGGAAGATCCTCGAGAACGAGGAGGTCGTCAGCGACCGCGGCGAGTTTGTCGCCCAGGTCACCGAGGTGCTGTCGGGCTCTTTCCAGAAAAACAAAAAAGGGAAGCTGGCGGCCAAGGATGCCGCGGCGCTGGCCAAAAAGATTGGCGATTTTCACCGGCTGTCGATCGAGTCGATCGACACCGAGGGGCTGTTGCGCGCGATCATCGAGAAGTCGCCGACGCTGTCGCAGGTCAATGCGATCTTCGGTGATCGGCAGGGCGGCCGGTTTGCGATCCTCGCCAAGGCCGGGCTCGAGATGTTCAACGATTACGTCCAAAAGCTGAAAGAGGCGGGTGACAATTTCCACGTCGAGATCGCCAAGGAACGGATGGCCGGTTTCGCCGGCGCGGCGGATCGCGCGGCCGGCGCGATGATGAACTTCGTGACGGCGATCGGGCGGGCAAACGATAGCTTGCTCGTCTCCGGCGCCAACAAGATCAGCACCGTGCTGAACGCGCTGACTGAACTTCCCGAGCCAATCCAGCGCGTAGGGTCCCAGATGGCGGGCCTCGCAGCTATCATGGCCGGGGCGAAGGGGTTTGAGGCGCTGACTGGCGGTTTCGGGCTGAAGGGGTCCGCGGTCGCGCTGGATGGCGCTGCGGCAAATCTGTCCGCCGCCGCCGCAAAGCTCGGCGGGGCTTCCGGTGTGCCTGGGGCGCCTTCGTCGCCATCTGCGCCGGGCGGCGGGGCGCAGATTCCGGGTCCATTTGGTTTCTTCGGCTCGCTGCTGGTCGGCAAAGAGCTGATGGACTACGCCTTCAAGAACGTCTTGCCAAAACCGACGCTTCCCAAGGGGTACGATCCAGAGAAAGAACAATCGAAATGGTGGTTTGAGCGGGCAAAGGAGCTCTATGAGCGATCCAAGACGCCGGTCCAGGAGGACTACACGTTCGGCTCGCAGGGCACTTTCAAGAAAGATCCGTCGGCGCTGATGCCGCAAACCGGTTTCTTCCCATACCCGAGCTCGCCGGCTGGAAAAGAGGCGGAGAAAAACGCTGGCGCGGCAGGCAAGCGCACCGGGGAGGCGTTCACGCGCAACCTCGAGGTCGAGCTGCAGAGGGCCTTGGGAATCGCGACCGGTATCGCCGGGCAGATCAACGGCGCGCTGAGTTTTTCGGCAACGCCCAGTATCAAGCCGAAAGTTGTGACGCCGGAGCGGATACCCGGCAAGCAGTCATCGCTCGATGGCGTTTCGCGGGGTCTCGGGCAGCGCATCGATACCGCCCTTGAGGGCAATTTCGTAGATAACGAGTATGCCTGATGCTTTATTCGCTTGGTCCTCTCGTCGTTGAGGTCGCGCCTTTTAACGCGCACGAGGTCGACCGCCGGCACGCGGCCGACTTCGCGGCCAAAGAGTTGTTGGGGCGAAGGAAGAGCCGGGAATTCGTCGGCACTGGCGATGAGGTGATCTCGCTGCGCGGACGGCTCTATCCCCACAAGCTCGGCGGGTTGGAAGATCTCGCTCTGCTCAACGAGATGCGCGAAAGCGGCGTGCCGCAGTTTCTGCTGCGCGGCGATGGCCTGCCGATGGGGTGGTTTCTCGTCGAGCGCGTGCAGGAGCGGTCGCGCCATCTTGACGGCAGGGGCGTCGGGCAGGAGATCGACGTCGAGATCGAGTTGGTCCGCGACGATCCGCCGTCGCCGTCGAGCTTCATCGACGTCTGGTTTTCGTTCTTCTGACAGGTGGCGCGAATGATCGCTTCGGAGACGCTGACGGTCGAGAATGACGACGTGACGCTCGACCTTCTGTTGTGGCGCCGCTACCGCCACGTGCCGGATGGGTTCGTCGAGTCTGTCCTTTCCACGAATCCGGGCCTTGCCGATCTTGGGCCGGTGCTGCCGGTTGGAACGGTCGTGGTGGTCGAACTGCCTCAGCGGCCGGCGCATGCGACCGCGAGCGAAATCTCGCTTTGGGACTAGCCGATGATCGCGCATGAAGCCGTCTACTCAGTGACGATCGCGGGGCAGAACATCACGGCCAAGCTGAACGGTATCGTGATCGATATCACCGTTCGCGATGCCGCCGGGCAATCTTCCGACACCGCAACGATCGTGCTGGATGATGCCGGGGGCCGTATCCGCCTGCCGCAGAAGAATGACCCGATCCTGATCGGACTCGGCTGGGCGGACAGCGGGGCGATCATGGTTTTCGAGGGCCAAGTCGACGGCGTGAGATCGTCGGGCGCCAGAGGTGGGGGGCGGATACTCACGATTGACGCCAAGTCGGCCGACCTGCGCTCCAAGGTGAAGGAGCATCGTGAGAAACACTGGGATGACAAGACGCTCGGCGAGGTCATGAAAGAGGCCGGACAGCTCGCCGGCATCACGGTTTCTGTTCATCCATCGCTGGCCTCGATCAAGCGCGACTATTGGAGCATGGCCAATCAGAGTTTCGTCGCATTTGGCGAACGGCTCGCGCGAGAGGTCGGCGCCACCTTCAAGATCCGCGGCAATCGCGCGGTGATGGTGCCGCGCAATGAAGGTGTCGGCGCGGGCGGCACCGCACTACCCGCCATCAGAGCAGCATGGGGCGACAATCTCGCGGTATGGGACATAACGCCGTCGACCGGCCGGCCGCAGTTCAAGAGATACTCGGTGCGCTGGTTCGATCGCCGCGAGGGGAAGTGGAAGCAGGAGAAGGTCGAGGCAAAGCCCGATGTCGCTCCGCAGTCGACCGATCGATATTCGGAGGCCGATCCGGACACATCCGAGCAGCGCGCCGAATCCTCGAAAAAAGGCGGCGAGCGCGAAAGGGGCGGCGGCACCGTGACGATCGATGGCGACCCGACGGCCAAGGCAGAGGCGCCGGTGATCGTCTCCGGCTTGCGCCCGGGGATCGATGGCGTCTATCGCGCCGACGTCGTCGAGCACCGCTACACCCGCGGCGGCGGTTATCTCACCACGATCGATATCAAGCAGCCGGACGACGAGGCCGGGAAAGACAAGCGCGGCAACGGCGACAAATCGTCTTCCAAGCCGGCCCCTGGCTCTTATGGCGAGGCTGGAACGCCGAGCATTCCCGGCAACGTCGGCTGACGCCTAGTCCTGATCAGGCCGAGCATTACCGTCGAGGTGGATGCGAACGAGAGTTTAGGCGACTGGGGTGTCGCCCTCGTCGGTAGTCAGGATCATTACCGGCTGTCCCGAGACAGGTTCAACGCCTATCCCGAAGTCTTTCAAGGTGAAGACCGGACCTGTCAGCTCTTCCATTTCTGTTCTTCCACGCGAGCGTTGCGAGTCCGTCTCAATTCAACCCACCACACGGCGTCGGATTGTGATCCGCGTAGATCTCGATCAGGCTTGAGCCGATCCGCCGCGCGTATTCAGGGCTCATCACATACGCGATCGGCAGTTCATGTCCTTGACCGTAAAGGATCAAGACGGCCCGGCCAGAACCAATGTCATAGCCGGTGCTGAAACCCCTCACGTTGAATACTGGCGCTGACAGTTCCTTCATCTCGATCTCCTTCGCGACATAAACCCGTCCACGGCTTCGCCGTTCCCATAAGGAAAATCTGCCATGCTGGAACCTCGCTGGTTATTGCTGGCGCGTAAGTATATTGGCGTGCGCGAGATCAAAGGGCCGCGGCACGAGCAGCAAATCGTGAAGTGGTGGGAGGCAATCGGCGCACCATTCCGCGACGACGAAACCGCATGGTGCGGGGCTATGGTCGGCGGCGTCCTGAGCGAAGCCGGCTTGCCAATCGTGTCGGGCGGCGCGGCGGCGCGAAATTGGCTGAAACTGCCGGTGAAGCTCGATCGGCCGGCTGTCGGCTGCGTCGTTGTGTTTTGGCGCGGGACCCGAGACGGGGCGCTGGGACATGTCGGGTTTGTCGTGGGTCAGGACCGGTTCGGCAACCTGATGGTGCTCGGTGGCAACCAGGGCGACGAGGTCTGCATCAAGCCATTCAGCCGCGACCGCGTGCTCGGCTATCGCTGGCCCAGCACCTGGCCGCTGGAGGAGCGCTTCAATCTGCCGGTGCTGGCGTCCGACGGCCGCGTTTCGACCAACGAGGCATGACATGCAAAAGCCGTCCTGGCGCATTCGCCGCCGGATCATCATCGCGACACTGCTGTTCTGCGCCGGCGAGACGATTTATCTGACCGGCTGGGGCGCGGATACCTCGCTCCATTCCACCATCGCTAACGGCATTCTCATCCTCGCTGGCTCGGTGATCGGCGCCTACGTGTTCGGCGCCGCATGGGATGATGCCAACGTCATGGCGGCGATGCGGCCGCACCGGCGCCGCGATCGGTCGACCGATGCCGATGGAGAGGAATAGGCCATGGGATCAGGCATCTTTTTCCTCCTGTCCAACTGGCAGCTCGCGGTGTCGGTGGCGCTCGGACTGCTCGCTCTCGGCCTTGTCTCGGTGATGCTTCGGAATTTCTGGTTTGCCGTTGCGGGTTTAGCGGTGTTGATCGGCTACTTCGCCTATCAGGATGCCTGGGAGAGGGGCGCGGAGGCGTGCCGTCAGCGCGTCGCCGAGGCCGTCGGCGCCGAGCAGGACCGGCAGCGCGCTATCTCGGATCAGGCGCTCGAGGATGCGCGGAGGCTGGCTGCAGAGCGCGCCCTCAAAGCCCAAGCACTTCAGAGCAAGGTCGACGAATATGAAAGCGCTGACGATTGCATTCTTGAGCCTGACCGCGCTCGCGGGCTGCACAACATCCGCTAGTATCCCGGTGCGGCCGATCTTGCCGCCGCTGCCCCATGATCTCGCCGCGACCTGCGAGGATCCGGGCGTCAGGGGCGGGCGATCGGCCATCACCGAGCTTGCGCGAAATCGCAAGGCGCTCGCCGACTGCCGGCAGCGACACACCGATACCGTCGTTTTCTACGATGACCTGCGGGAAAAGCTGGGGGCGGCAGAGTGACATTTGATCCCACGATAACGTTCGGCGCCATCGTCAACGCGCTGGTTCTTCTTGTTGGCTTCGCGATCGCGTTCACGCGGATCGGCGGCCGGATCGACCTCTTGAGCCAGCGTTTGACAGCTGTCGAAGAGGCGCTCAAAGCCTTCGGCAATGTCAGCACGCGGTTGGCGGTCAATGAGACCGTCGCGGCCACGCATGCCCAGATGATCGCAGGGCTTCAAAAGGAGATCGCTGACATGCGACGCGGATCCGGCTTCATTGCAGCGGGGCGCGAGCGACTTGATGGAGAATAGCCTTAGGCGCGCTGACTGGGTTGTCTTAGGGAATTCTTCGCGCTAATAGGCTGCTTACTGAACACTGTCGCCTTTCGCCCCGCTCGGCTTCGGCCGGGCGGGGCTTTTTTGTCGTTTTGGGCCTGCCTTGACTCCCCCGCCGATATCCCCCTCCATTCATCCGGGGGGATGAGGTCATGCGCTACTTTCTGGCAATCCTGCTCTTGCTCTGCACGCCGGCCGCGGCCGCGCCGATCGAGGGGCGCGCCCAGGTCATCGACGGCGACACGATCGCCGTCGAAGGTGCCGAAGCGCGGATCCGGCTTGACGCGATCGACGCGCCGGAAAGCAGCCAGCCGTGCTTTGACGAGGCCGGGAAGCGGTACCTCTGTGGGGCCCGCGCCGCAGAGGCGCTCGCCGAGATGATCGGCCGGAACGGCCGGGTGTCCTGCACGCCGAAGGAGCGCGACAAATACGGCCGGATCGTCGCGGTCTGCCGAACCGGCACCATCGAACTTAATCGGGAGATGATCCGCCGCGGCTGGGCGGTCGAATACACCAAATATTCGGACGGCCGCTATGCGAAGGACGAGGCCGAGGCGATGGCCGGCCGACGCGGGCTGTGGGCCGGCAGCTTCGATCTGCCATGGGAATGGCGCAAGCAGCGGAGGGGTGGCAATGAGCCGGCGGCGCGACTCGGCTTTGCCGGCGCTGCGTTGGCCGCTGCGGCGAAGGCAGAGGCCACCACGACGGCGACGAGCTGCAAATCTGCTCGCACCTGCCGAATGCCGTGATCCTCTGGTGCGGCGGTTACAGCCGCGCCGATGCCGATGATGATGGCATCCCGTGCGAGAACGTCTGCCGGACGCTGGAACAGGTCGAGCGCATCAAGAAGGAAATCGACTGCGAGCAGTGATGATCACTCTGGCAGCACAAATCTCGATCCCGAGATGTGCATCGTGAACCAGCTCTGCGCCAGCGCGTGATCGCGGCCGGCGCCGTACTCCGCAACGTTGCCGCCGGCCTTCAGAAACGCAGAGTTGACCGGCCCGACCGTGGCGTAGGTGCCGTGCTCTGACTTGTGCTGGGCAATCAGCTCCATCAGCAGCTTGGCGGCGGCTTCCGGCTTGGCGTAGGGGCGGTCCTGGACGAATTTGGTCACTCGGCGATCTCGGTTAGTCTATCCTGCTTGCTGATGCCTCGCACGATTCGCAGTCCGTCGTCAGGCCACATTCTGCAGACGTTCTGGAGCGGCCGGCGCACCCGGCGTCGCCTCCGACTTCGGGGGCCAATCTGAGGCTGTATGGTAGAAGCGAGGCAACAGAAAACCCGCCATTGGCGGGTCCTGGATAAGAAACCCCGCTGCGGTAGAGCGCGGGTCTTTTCACTTTCCTAGCTCTTTCCTTACCGCTGCGGCGGAGTTGCCGACCTTGGCGATTGTTCGGGTCAGCTCATCCACCGTGATGCCCAAGTGCTTTACCCAATATCTGACTTCGTAGTCCTCGTTCAGGTTGATCCGATCTCGGTCAGGACGCCCCACTTTTGATTTGTCGTCGCCCATGGTGATGCTCCTGCATCGTGCATTAATCGCGCGCATGTCGCTTGGGTTCAGAACGCCATGGTCGCGCCAAATGTTCCATTGATGGCCGCTAACGGCGCGGTAGCGGTTTTTATCGCCGGCGCCGCTTCTTGCTGGCGCTCCGGGCCCCGGGTTCGGGCGGCGGCCGTGGACCGTTGATGGCCTGCATGATCCCAATACTCGCGAGATCGATCCAGCCGCCGCCTTCCTCTGCCGCTTTGATCAGCATTTCCGCGGCCAGCATCCACGCCTCAGTGACCCCCTTTTCGTCAGAGAGCTTGAGGATGTGCTGGCCAGCGTCGGCCAGCGTGACGAGCTTCTGGCCGTTCGGCAGCGGGATTGGCTCGCGGAACTTTTTGGACCATGGCATCGCTGGCCAAGCTCACAAAAAGCCCGGCCATACCGGCCGGGCAAGGTTCCAAGCACCCGAAGATTCTGACAACGCAGAGTCGGGCTACTCGTTCAAGGTTGCCCGCGAAAAACCGCATGCGTTGGTCCCGGGTCGCACAGGAACGGAATTGCAAGCATTGCGCTTATCGCTGTGCCGGGCAGTTAATGGACCCGGCCAGCGGTCCGTCGCCGCAGCCCACCAGTGTCGAACCGGCGGCGGACCGTTGCTTATGGCGGAAACCAGCGCGAGCTTCAGACGTTGCAATAACCGCCGGAGTCTTCCTCGCCGGCACCCCAGCCCGTTGCCTCGTCTCGACCCCAAACCCGCGAGGCGACGGGCGCCCTATCTGGGCCGGCCAGCCCGTTCCCGCTGCCGTTGTGCGCGGGCCTCGGCCTCATCCCGCAACTTCCAAGCATACTCCAAGTCGGCCTCTGTCAGTGTCGGCAGGAACTTCTCCCACGCCGCCTTGAAGGCCGTCTTGGCCTCGTCGAAGGTCGGGGTCATGCCATAGTGACGGTGGCCGACAGGGACCGGCAGGTTAATGCCCCACCACCACTGCGGCGGAACTGTCTGGATCGCTAGGTGGATCCGGCCGATGTCCCGGCCACGCCAGCGAACGTCGTAGTCGTCCTCGCAAACCGTGCCAGCGATGACGGTGCGGCGGAGGGTGAGGCCGGTGGGCAATGCTTTCAT